GTAGTTGTAGTCCCTGCTGTGGACTCACCGTTGGTTGGTAATGGCATGTTATTTTGGCATCCTTTAGTCTATTTATTTCCTTAAAAATATGCTATTATATAAGTACTCAGAGGATTATAATTAATGACCATAAACACTATAGTACCAAAAATAAAATACCTAACTAACAAAGATTTACTATTAGAAATACACCGAAGCAAGAATACCTATTGTTCTTACACACAACCAGAGTACTGCGACTATGATATTATATTGCCTAGTTTAGCAAAACTTAATATTAGAACAATAGCAGAAGCCAAACGCAACCGTGCTGCCAAGTTAAGCAAAGGAGCACACGAAGCTGCCAAACTAACTGAAAAGAAAGCGTCAGCTAAAGACTACGAAATTGATTATAAAAAAATTCCCAAAACAGATCTTGTGTTTCGAATCGTTTGTTGGGAACACATTCCATTAGCACCCGGACGTAAAAAAACAGTTAAAAGTACTGCTGACAGTCACGAGAAAGTTAATTTTCCTCCTTTCCAACATTGGAAATATGACGAAAACGACAATCTTATCTGTATAGGCAAAAGCCATTGGAAAGGCGATTTACAAAATGGTTACTTTAGCAAGGACCATGGACGAATGACTGACAACCTAGCTCGCATGTTTATCAAACTCTGCGAACGCTATGCTACTCGAGGAAACGTTAGAGGGTATACCTATAACGATGAGATGAAAGGGCAGGCCATTCTTCAACTAACTCAGATAGGACTACAATTTGATGAAAGCAAATCTAATAATCCTTTTGCTTACTATACTGCTGCTGTTACCAATAGTTTTGTACGTATCATCAACATTGAAAAACGTAACCAAAATATTAGAGACGACATACTGGAAATGAATGGAATGAATCCTTCATGGACTAGACAGAACAGTGGAAAAGAACCAGCAGCCGGGCCAACTGTAACAACTACCGCAATACCAACAGTAGATTGGAGCGCCGATGATTGACAAAGCATATGAAGTATGCCTATAATAAACATGGAGACTCATAATGCCGTTATTCAAAAAAGTTGCTTGTTTTACTGATATACATTTTGGATTAAAATCAGGTAGCAGAACACACAACACAGATTGTGAAGATTTCGTTAAATGGTTTTGCGAAACTGCCCAAGCCGAAGGCTGTGAAACAGCTATATTTCTAGGCGACTGGCATCACAATCGTGCGACCACAGATGTCAGTACGATGAATTATACTGTAAGCAACCTAGAACGCCTAAGCCAAAGTTTTGAAAAAGTATATTTCATTCTAGGCAATCACGATCTATTCTACAAAGACAAACGTGAAATCAACTCTGTCGAGTTTATGCGATTGTTTCCAAACGTAGTGCCTATTAAAGAAACACTTACAGAAGGCGATGTCACTATCATGCCTTGGCTAGTGGGTGAAGAGTGGAAGAATATCCCTAAACTTAAAAGCCGTTATATATTTGGTCACTTGGAACTGCCATTGTTTTACATGAACGCAATGGTACAGATGCCAGATCACGGACAGTTACAAGCTGAACATTTTGTAAATCAAGAATATGTTTTCAGCGGTCACTTCCACAAACGTCAAACCAAAGGCAATGTTACCTACATAGGTAACGCTTTTCCTCATAACTATGCCGATGCCGGCGACGACGACCGTGGCATGATGATACTCGAGTGGGGTAACAAGCCCCAATACTTGACTTGGCCAGGCCAACCTGTATACAGAACCTACAGATTAAGTCAAATTATTGATAAACCAGATGCGCTGTTGCGTGAAAAAATGCACTGTAGGGTAACTATTGACTTGCCTATTACCTTTGAAGAAGCAAATTTCATCAAAGAAACATTTATGCCTCAGTATAATCTACGAGAGTTAATGTTAATCCCAGAAAAAGCAGAAATTGATAATACCACTGCGCAGCCTGTAGACATTAAGTTTGAAAGTGTAGATACTATTGTGGTCAATCAGATAACTGCCATCGACTCAGAAGCCTACGACAAGAAGCTGTTGTTGGAGATTTATAATCAACTATGATAAAAATTAAAAATTTAACAGTACGTAATTTTATGAGCGTGGGCAATCAGACTCAGGCCATAGACTTTGACAAAGGTCAACTAACATTAGTGTTAGGTGAGAACATGGACTTAGGTGGTGACGACAGCGGTGCTCGTAATGGCACAGGTAAAACCACAATCATTAACGGACTTAGCTATGCTATCTACGGCAATGCCCTAACTAATATTAAAAAAGACAACCTTGTTAACAAGATCAACAACAAAGGAATGCTGTGTACCGTTACATTTGATGTTGATGGTATTGAATATCACATCGAAAGAGGTCGCAAACCTAATCTATTAAAGTTCAGCGTTAACGGAGAACAAGTAGATTCTGATGATCAAGACGAATCGCAAGGCGATTCTAGAGAAACACAGAAAGAAATTGAAAGATTGTTTGGCATGAGCCATGAAATGTTCAAACATCTAGTGGCACTGAATACCTACACTGAGCCATTCCTTTCAATGAAAGCCAACGACCAACGAGCAATCATTGAACAACTGTTAGGTATCACTTTACTTTCTGAAAAAGCAGACGCTTTAAAAGAAGGCATACGCATATCTAAAGATCTAATTCAAACAGAAAATACTAGATTAGAAACAGTCAAGGCCAGTAACGAACGCATTCAACAAAGTATTGAATCGCTGGAACGAAAGCAACGGCTGTGGATCACAACCAAAGACGAATCTATTGTTAAATTAGAAAAAAGTATTAAAACTCTCAGCACTATTGACATTGATTCCGAAATTGTTAAACAAAAAGAACTGTCTGAGTGGACTAAAACTAAAAAAGAAGTTGACAACATACTAGCGTTGATTGCTAAAAGCACAGCTACTCTAGAAAAAGAACAGAAAAACCTAGACAAGTTTAACAAAGAACTTGGCCTATTGATTGAGCACAAGTGCCATAGCTGTGGACAAGACATACACGATTCAAAGCATCAGGAAATGTTAGACGCTAAGAACAAACAGATCAGCGACTGCGCTGAAAGTATTAGTGAACACCAAGAAGAAATCAAAGCATTCAACGAAGCGTTAGATTTATTAGGTGAGTTAGGCACACAACCGTCAGTACACTACGATAATATTGACGATGCGTACAATCACAAAAATACATTAAGCGGACTTGAAAAAGATTTAACAAACAAAAAAGCAGAATCAGACCCTTATCAGGATCAAATAGATGAATTAAAAAATACTGCTGTACAAGAACTTGATTGGAATAGAATTAACGAGCTTACACGAGTTAAAGATCATCAAGAGTTTCTTTATAAGTTACTGACCAGCAAAGATAGTTTTGTAAGAAAACGTATCATTGATCAAAATTTAAATTATCTTAATACACGTCTGACCTATTATCTAGATCGAATTGGATTGCCTCACACCGTTGCGTTTCAAAACGATCTCAGCGTTATTATTACACAACTGGGTCAAGATTTAGATTTTGATAATCTAAGTCGCGGTGAGCGCAATCGATTGATATTATCTATGTCATGGGCGTTCCGTGATGTATGGGAAAATCTATATCAAAGCATCAACTTACTGTTCATCGACGAACTAGTAGATTCAGGCATGGACTCTAGCGGTGTTGAAAGCTCAATTGCTGTGCTTAAGAAGATGACTCGTGAGCGTGATAAAAATGTATTCTTAATTTCTCACAGAGATGATTTAACCAGTCGTGTTAATCACGTTCTTAAAGTTATTAAAGAAAACGGATTTACCAGTTACAGTAACGATATTGATATTGTAGAATGAGCACTGACACACACGACCGAATGATTCGAGCGTTCCAAGAGTATTTTAAATGGCAGGAACGATTTGAATACAAAGGCTCAGACGAAGCAGGAGTTAAGGCACGCCATTGGCTGTCAGAAATCCGCAACGAAGCCAGCACACGTCGTGTAGAAATACAAGAAAAAAGGCAACAACGTAAACAATCCAGAAAAGGCATCATGGGCAGACCACGCAAGGTAATTAAATGAGTGCTGTGGACATACCAAAATCAAACTATAGATGAAATACCCGAAGGCTGTATTGGCTTTGTGTATCTCATCACTAATCTCAAAACCGGGCAAAAGTACATAGGCAAGAAACTAGCACAATTTAAACGTACTAAACCACCACTTAAAGGCAAACGACTTAAAAGAAGAAGTGTAGTAGAAAGCGATTGGCGCGAATACTATGGTTCATCTGACAGGTTAAACGCAGACGTCCAAGCATTAGGTCCGGAAAACTTCACAAGAGAAATACTTTATCTTTGTAAATCCAAGGCAGAAATGTCATATCTAGAAGCAAGAGAGCAATTTGAACGCAGAGTTTTAGAAACAGATGACTATTATAATGGCATTATAAACGTCAGAGTTGGCGGATCAAACATACTTAGACAGCGTCTTTTAGAACAATCTCAGGCAAAATAAAGCGGTTTATTGGCTGGCGCAGGCTCAATTTCGTGCGCTCTAAACCTGGTCTACGTGTACACAGGGATGGAAAACCTTG